CGCGTATCAACCATTCCGGTAGCATCTGCGATTTCACCCATTTTCGCTTTCGCTTCATCGGTGTAATCACCCATGATTTGTTCGAAAGCGGAAACTTCCGCATCAACTTCAGCCGCAACATTTACGATTTCTTTACCGAAAGCAACGATCCTATCAAGCGCGAAAGCCGCCGCGATTGCCGCACCAATCTTTTTAAATGCGGAACTCATGCGGCTTTCAGAACCTTCAGCTTTTTCCGTTGTTTCATCTATGGCTTCATTTGCTTCTTCATTTTTTATTCCGATTGTTCCAAATAGCTTAAATAATTCCATGTTTTCATTTCCCCTTTAATTATTCGGAACAAAATTTGATAATATTTCTTTTGAATTTGAAATAGTTGTTTCAAGTTCTTCTTCCGTAACGTTCTTTGGATCGGTATATCCTTCGATTTCGCGTTTAAATTCATCAAATGATTTATCAATCACTTTATTCAGCCAAACTTCATATATTTGGCGTTCATTGTAATCATCGATGAATTTAACCACGAATTCGCAAAGTGAACCGGAAGAAATATATTCATCAAGAAGAATAAAGGGATTTGCATATCTTTCGAAAAGCAAATCCCAAAACTTAAATTCTTCTATTTGAACAACTTTGAAACAACCGAAATAAAATCCACGAAATCTTCTTTCTTAAAAATCGCAATGATCATTTCAGCGAATTCAGCAAGCCCACAATCTTCAAGTTCCTTTTGTTTTAGTCCTGTCATATTAGAAAGGAACGCATATATTTCTTTTTCTGCATCCGGAAGATGTGAAATTATTACGCCCCCCATATCAAGCGCGATTGCAACACCAATTGCATTTACATCACCACCCGCAATCATTGCGCGTACTGAATCGGATTCAAAACATTGTTTGAATTCTTTCACGCCGATTTTCGAAATGATCTTTGCCATTGGAAAAATATCTTTAGATTTAAAATCCCTTATTTCATAGTTCAAAGTTGTTCACCTTCTTTCTTGAAACTTATTATTCAAAAATTATCCCTGTGCTTACGGTATTGGTGTTGGATAATAGATATGCCACGGAAGCGTATCTGCTTCCGGTGTGAGATCAGCGAAACACTCAAAAGTAAACGCCGGAACAGCGGCTTCTTTGTTTTTACCTTCAAGTTCAAGTCCACTTGTACAAAGTGCATAATCAAACACAATGATTATTGGTGTACCATCGATTGTCTTTCCAACATATCCCATGTTTTCAAGATAATCACCGCTTGCAATTTGTGCGCGGCTCTTGATTTCGTTATATCCTGTCACCGCTGTACTTGTGCTTTCATCACCGATCAATGCCATTTTCAGAATTTCCGGTGTAAGTTCTATTGGATTTGTTTCAAGTGTTGCCGTTTCACCGACTTTAACCGTAAGCCCCTTGACCTTTACAAGCGCACCATCAACCGGAACATCATAAAATTCCGGTTCAATCGTAAGCTTTGAACCACCGGATGTAGCACAAATCAGCGATTCTTCAAAATTCCACGCACCGGAAGAAAATTGAAGTCCACGGTGAATTGTTCCCGCACCAAGCATGACGGTTTTCGGTGTATTTTCTGTGATTCCACTTGACTTGAATTCATCACCTATTGCCATGTTTAAACACTCCATTCTTTAACTAAAACATTAACTTGCATACGCTTTAGTTCCGGATCATCAACCGGAACATTCAGCGCATAATCATAAAAAACAGCGATTCCATTTCCGTTTGATAGAATCGCTGTTTTTCCGTAACTCGGAAATATTTCTTTGATTTTTTCTTTTGCCTGTTCAAGCTTCAATTGTGAAAGTGAAGTTCCGGTTAGCATAAGCACCGTGTTTTGTTGTCCATCTTCCGTTGAACTTGATTCTTCAGAATATTCCCCAACGAAATATGGATTTGGAACAGGATCGGTTGACCATTGTCCGAATTCGTAATCTATTCCCGCGGCTTCAAGCTGTTCCGCAATAAATCCCATTGCTTCAATTGTCATGATCCTAATCCTTTCAATACTTTCTGAAGCTGTTTTTCAACTTTTCCTTTACTTGCTTCCCACGCGTTAAATAACGCCCTTGTAGGCGTTTTTCCGCGTGTTGTCACCCATCCGCGCTTCGGATGTTTGTATCTCCACGGTGTTTTTCTTCCGTTACCCTTCAACGCGTACATTCCTGTTCCGAATTCTTCCCAAATCGCATTTTCTTGTGGATTTCCAATCGTTACGGTTTTCGCACCTTCATCGATTTTGTAATCCCAATCACCCGCCAATTGTCCGGAATCAACACGCGTTCTTCTTGCCGCTTGTGAAGCGATTTCACCACCAACTTCATGAAAAAAAGCGATAATGGCTTTATCCATTGCCGCTTTCACTTTTGCTGAATTATCAGTAAATTCGATATCATTCATTGAAGATCACCATTGAATTTCAAATAGATTTCCCATTGATAATTCAATTCCATAGGATTATCGATCAACAGAACATCATATTTCTTTCCGTTGATTATCATCCTTGAATTTTCAGCTTTCACGTTTGTTGGTAGTTCCACATAATCAGAAATGAAAATGTGTGTTGATTCTTGAACCTTTGCATCGTATGGAAGATATTTCGAATCACCATTTGAGTAATCAAGAAAACCTTCAAGTTCAATCGCATCATTCCAATTCGGAACGGATTCACCAATTTGATTCTTCGTACTTCCGGATTTGATTTGAATAGTTCCGGTTATGTTTCCACCGATCTTTTTCATTTCTAAAACCTTGCCTTTTCGTAAGCTTGCAAGAATGAAACGTATTTCTTTGGAACACCGAACTTTGAATCAATATCGTATTCGGAAGAATCTGTTTGATAACTCACGGAATGTCTTGATAAATTTTCACTTGAAACAGGGCTTTGTGATGTATCACCACTATTTTGAAGTTCATTTTTCAATTTCCATTGAAGCATTTCAATCACGCCCATCTGAACATCAACCGGATAATAAATCTTCGTAACAAGCACATCGGCTTCATTGATCAAATCATCCGAATCAAGTGTGATGTTTCCATCATCATCGATTGATTCAATCACATATAAACCGTTGTTGTATTCCGATTCTGTGATTTCAACCGTTTCCCCGGCATTGAATACCGGGGATTCAACGGTTAAATATCCATTGTTGATTGTTCCTACTGAACGCCTGTTGCGCTTTTGAAAATTATTATTCGTGATTTTACGAATATGAAATTCAAGTGCGGATAACATCGCTTTGATTTGTTCATCGGTTTTATCCGTTTGAACAAATTCACGGAATTTATCAACTGTGATAATCATGGGGAATATTACCCCCTTTCATTAAGCTTGCTTAAACTTTGCAAGTACAACTTTTGCGGCGTTAGTAAGTGCAACACCATAATACTTGGCGGCTACGATTTCATGAATTTGTGTTCTTGGCTTCCAATCATGATCAACAGAAGTTTCCTTCTTCATGAAAATTGTAAGTGCCGGAAGTTCATCTTCGGTGAATTCTGTTTCTGCTGAATCCGGTTCAAGCTTGATAACAGGATTTACATAATACGGATTTGCAACTACTTTTACCTTATCCCCAACAGCAAGTGTTTCAAGGCAATCCGGCTGAATTGTGGAAAGATGCTTCTTTGTTGCTTCTTCTGTTGTTTCATCAGAAACAATTGTGATTGTTCCGTTTGTGTTGTCCTTCTCATAGGAAACAAGAAGAACCTTCTTGGATTTCTTGATCCATGCACCCGCAACCTTACCGATTGCACCGTTGACAGCAACGCCCGCTTCAAACTTATCAGCGGAAAGGAAATCCGGGTCTTTAAGAAGTGTTGCTTCTTGCTTTGGATGAATGAAGCAAACCTTGTCGATTCCATCTTCTTCATCTTCGAACTTGGTGATTGCATCAACAAGTCCGTCATAACCGATTACGGAAGTTCCCGCACCAACAACCGTTGTTGCTGTGTAAGCGGCATCCATTACATCATCGTCAACCTTACCAACGATTGACTTTGCAAGCTGTGTTTCAGCTTGTCCAACCGGATCACCAAGTCCGGAATTGATTGCTTCCTGTGTGATTCCAACAGCCTTCATTGCCTTCTTGATTGTGAAAGTTGCTGTGCTTGCTGTCATAGTTGTAAGCCCAACTTCAGCACCTTCAGCAACATCTTCAGCATCACCGATATAGTTCCAACTTGGAACGGTCTTTGTATCACCCGGAACACCAACAAGTGTGGTATCAACCTTTGCGTATGGTGTCATCTTTGCGAGTGCTTCAATCTTTGCGTTGATCATATCCCCCATTACTTGTGGATTGATCATATTTGACATAGTTGTAGGCATTTTTTCTTTTCCTTTCTAATTACTTTTCTTCCATTGCGGCGCGATATCCTTCCGGATTTTCGTTGAAAATCTTCATACGTTCCGCATATGGCTTTTTCAAAATGTTTTCTCTTGTGAGTAAATTCTGATCATCACCATGATCAAGTTTGTGTTCTTCAATTTTCTTTGAAGATGAACTTTCAAATTGTGCCGGAAACTGTGTTTTAAGTCCGGAAAGAAGATCATCCCAACCTTTGATATTTTCGTTATCATCAAGTTCAAGATTCTTTCCATCTTCCTTCAGCTTTGATTCAAGCTTGAATGTCAGATAATCGATATCAACAGCCTTTTCCGAAAGAAGCGCAACTTTTACGGCGGCTTTGATCTTGGTATCTTTCAGTTCGTTTTCAAGATTTTCAACTTTACTTTCGTAATCCTTGATTTTCTGCTGTGAAGCTTCATCATTCTTGTTTGCTTTCTTTAGCTGTTCAATAAGCTTGTTTGCTTCATCAAGTTGCTTTGTTGAATTCTCATGATCCGTTTTCAGCTTTCCATAACGAACATCAAGATTTTCTTCACCCGCTGTGAAAATCTTGTTTTCTTTCATTTCGGATGTGATCTTTTCGATAACATCATCAGCGATTCCGTTGTTCTTCAAAAGTTCTGCAAGTGTCATAATTTCTTTTCCTTTCTTGTACAATTTTTACGCGTTATGTCGCGGAAGAAATAAATTGAAATAGTGTTATTACGCCCACCACGGCGAATGGCTACGGATGATAGAATCGAACTATCACATAGGGGATCAAAACCCCTTGCGCTACCATTACGCTAATCCGCATTAAAAAAGCGCATATTGCCGTTTAAAATGGCAATATACGCTTTGATGAATAAGATATTAACTTTCAAAATAAAAGCCCTAAAAACGCAAATTTAGGGCTTTTGTGATGGTTTATTCTTTGATTGATGAATCAAGTGATAACAAGATTCACACAAATCATAGTGTTGATTTGACCATGTTCCATGTAATTCGATCGAATACCATAATTCACAACCATCTTTTATTTCTTTGGAACATTTATCACAAAACAGCTTTTTCAATAAACAACACCTTCTTCGGATTCCACTTCTTCAAGTTCACCTTCCGTTATTTCAATTTCCACATCACGCGGATCATCAAAGAAATAATACTTCAATACATTCCACGCGTTATTCATGCTGTGTTCCGGTGGAAGATATGAACCCATCATTGGTTTTCCTTCTTTAAGTAATTCTTCCAACTGAAGTTTCATCAATGGATTGTTTGGATTACCATTGAACAGAAAAGAAAAAGCATTTTGTTTTACTTCAATTTCAACTGTTGTTTTTCTGTTTCTGAATTTTCCAATTGCTTTTAGTTTTCCCATTTTTCCAATCCTTGTTCAATACATTGCTAACAAACCAAGAACCCAATTCAACATATCTTCATCTTGTGCTAATCTTGCATAATCATTAAACGCCAATTCAAACCCCATCGAAACAAGTTCATACGCATAACCACCGTAATCTTTTCCCATATATGGATTCAAAAAATTATCTTTGTATGCAACTTCACTTGCTCTATAACTCGGATTCCCTGTTATTTTAGAAAGCTTTTGTAATGATTCACCTTCAATTCTTTTATTAAAGAAATCTTTTTCAGATTCAAGAATTCCCGGAATCGCTTTTTCCATTCTATGTCCAAGTTCGTGCGTTGCTGTTTGTAAACCACCATCACCACGCCCATCCGATATTGCAATTATACCATTCCAATCATCGTAATAACCGCGCCTTACTTTCTTTGGTGTTAAAACGCCGCGATTAATAGATTTTTCAATCCATTCACTTGGATAATTATCATAAGCTTGTAAAACAGTATTTCGCATTTGGCTATGCCCTAACAAATGCTTTTCAACGGATTCTTTCAAAACAGGATCATTTGAATAACCCATTTTTCGAACATCTGAAAGTGTATCTTTCACCATTGATTTTTCAAGCTTTTGTACTTCCTTTTGTGCTTTATTGTATTTTTCAGCCAATTCGTTGGATTTATCATAAACGTGAAGCCATTTTTCATTCAACTTTTCCAATTTATCTTCCAACTCTTTTGCTTTTTCCGGGGAAACAAGAATCGGTTCTGCTGTTCCTTCCGCTTCACGAATCAAAGCTTCAAACGGATCAAATTCACCATGTAATTCTTTCCTAATATCTTCCATTTGCTGTTCAATTCGCTTTGATCTTTTTTCAGCCATTACATATTCATCTTGATAATCTTGATTTAATTGGCGTAAAGCTTTTCTTTTGGCTGAATAATCATATTTTGTTTCAATTTCATCACGAACAATTTTCCCGGCTTCTTTAATTGTTTCTTGTTCGATTGCTCCGGTGTTTGTTGTTCCTTTCGCTTTCAAATCATCAATCTTTTGTTTGAACGAAACATTAATGAAATCAGCACCAATCTCCAACGCATTTAAATATTTCTTCTTGAAATCTTCAAAATCTTTTGTTTTATCAAGTCCGTAATATGCCGCACGTTCTTGAAGTGTTTGAAGTTCATCATCATCCAAC